ATTTAATCCAGAATATATAAATATGTATTCTTATTTTTGTAGCAATCAATGTTATAATGATTTTGCAAATAAATATATTCAGCAAATTATTGCGATTGCACCTAGAACTGAGCCACTTGAAACACCTATTGAAAACCCAGAAAGAACTAAACACGAAACTAATTGGGGTTATACTTATTATAATACAAAGATAAGAGAACGAGAGGTGTGACAATATTGACAATGGTGCATGGTTCAGGATTCTGGTATCATGCACCTATTAACAAAAAGGAGAAATATGAGTACAGAAACAATAAAAGCACTTAGAGAAATCTTTGAAATATTAAAGTTAAGTAAAGAGTATGTTGATCTCTTAGAAAAAAGAGTTGCAATATTAGAAAAACAATTACAGGAGAAATAAAATGCCAATGCCAAAAGGAGTTTTACAAGATATAATTAAATTGAGACATATGAGTGGAGAGGAAATTAGAGAGTACTTTCAAAAGAGAGCCGACTTTCATAATAGCAATCCAAGAAATAGATATTATGGCAGAACTGCAAAAGAGTGGGCTATCGATCAAGAGAAGTGGCACAGTTTAAAAAACGAAAGAACTTATTCAAAACATTTTGAATAGGTGCGACAATATTGACAATGGCGACTACGTCGCCATTGTGCTAAGATATGGTTATTAACAAAAGGAGAAATATGAGAACAAAAGAAATTAAAAACTTTGATATGAATGACGAAGTTTATAAATTAAGAACAAAAGTAATTAATTTAATTCGTGAAGTAAAAAAAGAGTATTTATCTTTTCCAAGAATTGAAGTGAGAATTGGAGAGGCTAGAGATCATAATGTTTTAGGTGTAGCTAAATTAAGTAAAAAACAAATTTGGATCACAAAAAGAGCGGTTGACATGAGCCAAGACGCATTAAGAAATATTGTTTATCATGAAATAGTTCATGCTGTGACAGGTTTTGGACATGATGATTTATGCCCACTAATGAAACCAACATTAGATGGATATTTATTAAATAAAAATCAATGTATGAAGTATTTAAAAAAGTATATTAAAGAACATACAAGTGCGTCAATATTGACAATGGTAGCCTAGCTACCATTGTGCTATTATTAGATTATGACAAAGAAAACAAAGAAAGATAATTCTAAACCAAGCGATAGCTTTATTAATTGTAGAAGTTGTGGCGAGTACATCAAAGGCGACAACAGATCAACAAGTGATAAAAGATATTGTATGGATTGTGGATAACAGAACTACTCCTCCTAGTAGTTAATAACATTGACGCAGGCGACACAATCGCCTGCGTCACATTGACCTGCGACAAATTGTCGCAGGCACTCGAGCGAGCTCGCTCACTCACCCACCCCCCCCCCCCCCCCCCCGCTTGTAGATTAAAAATTCGACTCGCGCGCTGCGCGCGCTCGTCTCGATAGAGGTACCAGACCCTTTATAGAATTTGAACTTTCTTGTATGTTTAATCTGCTTGTAAATTTAAGGAGTCTCTATATACTGTATAATATATAAGCTTTTATAAATAAGTAAGGCCAAAATACTTTTGCTTTATTTAAAAACATATCTGAAAAAATTTTGCAAAAATTTTTTTCGAATGCACTTATGGATATTGAGAAATTAAAAAATTTTGAAAAGTTACCACCCGATGTAAGAAGAGAATTAGCTTTATATGTAGCTAAGTATCAGGAAAAGAAAAAACAATCTAAAATTAAAAATGACTTCATGTCATTTGTAAAACATGTTTGGCCAGATTTTGTAGAAGGTAAACATCACAAAGAAGTTGCAGAAAAATTTAATCAGATTGCAGAAGGTAAAACAAAACGTGTTATTATTAATATGGCACCTAGACATACTAAATCTGAATTTGCATCTTACTTATTACCTGCATGGATGGTAGGTAGAAATCCAAAATTAAAAATTATTCAATCTACTAACACAACTGAATTATCTGTAAGGTTTGGACGTAAAGCAAAACAATTAATTGACTCACCTGAATACCAACAAGTATTTCAAACAAGACTAAAAGAAGATTCACAAGCTGCTGGTAAATGGGAAACTGAACAAGGTGGTGAATATTATGCAGCAGGTGTTGGATCCGCAATCACAGGTCGTGGTGCCGATCTTCTAATTATTGATGACCCACATACTGAACAAGATGCATTAAATGCACAAGCGCTAGATAGAACTTATGAATGGTATACATCAGGACCTAGACAACGTCTTCAGCCTGGTGGAACAATTATTATTGTAATGACAAGATGGAATGAAAAAGATTTAGCAGGACGATTAATCAAAGCACAAAAAGAAGCAAAAGCAGATCAATGGGAAGTTATAGAATTTCCTGCAATCCTTCCATCAGGTAAACCCCTGTGGCCGGAATACTGGTCCCTGAAAGATTTAGAAGGTGTCAGAGCATCTATTCCATTATCAAAATGGAATGCACAATACATGCAAAATCCAACTGGTGAAGAAGGTGCATTAATCAAAAGAGAATGGTGGCAACCTTGGGATGGTGACATTCCTCCATTAGAACATGTTATACAATCTTATGATACTGCGTTTATGAAAAAAGAAACAGCTGACTATTCTGCTATTACTACCTGGGGTGTATTTCATCCAACAGAAGATAGTGGTCCATGTTTGATATTAGTTGATGCTATAAAAGGAAGATATGAGTTTCCAGAGTTACGTCGTATTGCACTCGATCAATACGGCTACTGGAATCCGGAAACAGTGATTGTAGAATCAAAAGCATCAGGACTCCCACTTACTTATGAATTAAGAAAAGCAGGTATCCCAGTAATTAATTTCACACCTAGTCGTGGTAATGATAAGCATACAAGAGTTAATTCTGTATCTCCATTATTTGAATCTGGTAAAATATATGCACCTACAGATTTAGAATTTGCGCAAGAAGTTATTGAAGAATGCGCCGCATTTCCTTACGGAGATCATGACGATTTAGTCGATTCTATGACTCAGGCCGTGATGAGATTCAGACAAGGTGGTCTAATTCACCATCCTGAAGATTATGAAGATGAGCCTTTACAACAGAAGCCAAAAGTGTATTATTAGACATTATGGCAAGAGAAGACGAACAACGATTAAAAGATTTACTTAGAAATATTGAGACTGGTGATATTCCAGAAGATTTACCTGATCCAGAAGAATATGATGATATGGGTGGTATTAAATCTTTGGATAGAGGTGCGCCATCAATTAAGTTGGCTAGTGAAACTCCTGAAGAAGAATTTGAACTTGAATTATTTATGATGCTTCAAGAATTTGAAGATGCAAAGAAAAATGGCTACGGTGGATCTTTAGAAGATTTTTCAAGAGAATATTTTTCAAAAAGAAAAATGAAAACAGATCAAGATAGACAAATGGCTATGTATGGTGGCAGAATGCAATACAAAGAAGCAGGTAGTGTCATGGACGTTGTCGATAAAAAAGGTGAAGAAGAATATTACAAAAATAAAGCTGAACTTTTAGATAGAAAATATAATCCACAAAATTATCCACCATCTCAAAGAAATTTATCAATGGAAGAACTTAAAAAATTGCTTAAGAAAGCAGAAGAAGATAAAGCGAAAAGAGCAAAAGGCGGCATCGCAGGAGTTCTGTAATGACTCCAAAACCTAAGCCAAAAAACTATTCTAAGATTTTAGATATTTTAAATACCCCACAAGCTGCAAAAACATTTTCTCCAAAAACTTATGTTAATTTAGTTGGCGAATATTCTAGAAAGGCTTATGACAATGGTGAGCTTTCTAAAAAAGAATATATGAATATTGTTCAACCTTTATTTGGAGATGCCGGAATCATGGCTACTGAGAAAATAAAAAAATATGATGAAGAATTAGAAAAGTATGCAACAGGTGGCAGAGTTAATTTTTTAAAAGGTGGTGAAACAAGTTACAATGCAATGGTCACTGAAATGTATATTAAAGCAGGAGGTCAAGAAGGAACCGGTATGGATATAGATTCTTTTGCTGAAAAGTATTTTCCAAAAATGGCACAAGGTGGTAGAATTGGTTTCCAAGATGGCATGGACCCGGATACAATGGCTCTTAGAAAAAAGGTTGAGGAGCTTATGGATGATGGATACGAATTTGGAGAAGCAGTAAAAGAAGCAGTAAAACAATTAGAAAATGGTTAAAAGGTTAACGACAACTGTGCCTCCGGCATCAGGGCCCCAGAGTCAAGGCTTGAATATTTCTTATAATACTGTTAAAACTGTCGAACATACGGAGAAAATAAATGGCAGACGACAATATGGACAAGGCTCTTCCAAACGAGCCAAGAAAAGAATTTGAAATACCAGGTGAACAAGAGCTTCAAGAAACTTTAGTTGAAGAAGTTAGAGAAGAACAACAGTCACCTGATGATGTAGAGATACAAGAGAACGAAGATGGTTCTGTAGATATTAATTTAGATCCTGCAGCCGCATCACCTGAAGGTGGTGATGAGCATTATGCAAACCTTGCAGAATTTTTACCTGATGATGTTTTAGGAAGACTCGCTTCTGATCTTAATTCTAAATACATGGATTATTCTATGTCTAGAAAAGATTGGGAAAAAACTTATACAACCGGTTTAGATTTATTAGGTTTTAAATATGATAATCGAACTGAACCATTTGCAGGTGCATCTGGTGCAACACATCCAGTATTAGCTGAAGCAGTTACACAGTTTCAAGCATTAGCATATAAAGAATTATTACCAGCAGACGGACCCGTACGAACACAAATTTTAGGAGTACCTACTCCAGAAAAAACTGACCAAGCACAAAGAGTTAAAGATTTCATGAACTACGAGATCATGGAAAAAATGAAAGAGTATGAACCGGAGTTTGATCAAATGTTGTTCAATCTACCTTTAGCGGGTTCTGCTTTTAAAAAGGTATACTACGATGAAATGGAACAAAGGGCTGTTTCAAAGTTTGTACCTGCAGATGATTTAATTGTTCCGTACACAGCTACCTCATTAGATGATGCGGAAGCAATTATTCATCGTGTAAAAATTTCTGAAAACGATTTAAGAAAACAACAAGTTAGTGGTTTCTATAAAGATGTTGATCTTGGTAAACCACAAGATAGAGAAACTGATGTTGAGAAAAAAGAAAGAGAACTTGAAGGAGTAACTAAATCTGGAAAAGATGAAGATGTATTTACTTTGTTAGAGTGTCACGTAGATTTAGATATAGAAGGTTTTGAACATACAGATCAAAATGGTGAGCCGTCAGGAATTAAGATTCCATACATTGTAACTCTAGAAGAAGGATCAAGAGAAATATTATCTATTAGAAGAAACTATGAAGTAGGTGATCCTAATAAAAATAAAATTCAATACTTTGTACATTTCAAATTTTTACCAGGTTTAGGTTTTTATGGTTTTGGTTTAATCCATATGATTGGTGGTTTATCAAGAACAGCTACAACTGCATTAAGACAATTACTAGATGCAGGGACATTATCTAATTTACCAGCAGGATTTAAAATGCGTGGTATTAGAATTAGAGATGATGCACAATCAATTCAACCAGGAGAATTTAGAGATGTAGATGCACCTGGAGGAAATTTAAGAGATTCATTTATGATGCTTCCGTTTAAAGAACCTTCTCAAACATTATTAAGTTTGATGGGTATAGTCGTTCAAGCAGGTCAAAGATTTGCATCTATTGCTGACTTACAAGTTGGTGATGGTAATCAACAAGCAGCAGTTGGAACTACAGTTGCATTATTAGAACGTGGTTCAAGAACTATGTCTGCTATTCATAAAAGAATTTACTCAGCTTTAAAAAATGAATTTAAAATTTTAGCTAGAGTATTCAAGTTATATCTACCGCCGGAATATCCGTATGATGTCGTTGGGGGTCAAAGAATGATTAAACAAACAGACTTTGATGATCGTGTAGATATATTGCCAGTTGCTGACCCTAACATTTTCTCACAAACACAGCGTATTTCACTTGCGCAAACAGAACTCCAACTGGCAACTTCTAATCCACAAATGCACAATATGTATGCAGCATACAGAAATATGTATGAAGCATTAGGTGTAAAAAATATCGACCAAGTGTTAATTAAACCAATGCAACCAATGCCAAAAGATCCTGCGTTAGAACACATTGATGCTTTAGGTGGTAGACAGTTTCAAGCTTTTCCTGGTCAAGACCATAGAGCACATATTACTTCTCACTTAAATTTCATGGCAACTAACATTGCAAGAAATAATCCAATGGTCATGGCATCATTAGAGAAAAATATTTTTGAACATATTTCTTTAATGGCTCAAGAACAAGTTGAAATAGAATATAGAGATGAGCTACAACAGTTACAACAAATGCAAATGATGATGCAACAGAATCCACAAATGGCTCAACAGATGCAAATGCAAATGAAAATGATGCAAGAAAAAATAGAATCTAGAAAAGCAGTATTGATTGCTGAGATGATGGAAGAATTTATGAACGAAGAGAAGAAAATTACTTCACAATTTGACAATGATCCTATTGCTAAATTAAGAGCAAGAGAATTAGACCTTAGAGCAATGGAAAATGAACGTAAAAAACAAGAGTCTGATGAAAAAATTAACTTAGACAAAATGAAAACAATGATGAATCAAGCAAATCAAGATGAAAAACTTGAACAAAACGAAGAATTAGCAAAATTGAGAGCTGATACATCAATTGAAAAGACAATTTTATCAAAAACTTTACCAAGTACAGACTCAATGATGAAAAATTCTGCTCCAATGATGCCAAAAGTAAAAATTTTTAGAGGAGGAAACGAATAAATGAGAAAAAAAATGACAAAATCTGAAAAAAAGGTTAAAAAGGTTATGAGGGAATTCAAAAAAGGTGAACTCCCTATAGGTAAGTCGAAGAAAAAAGTAAAAAGTCGTAAACAAGCGATTGCAATTGCTTTATCAGAGGCTGGAAAATCTAAACCAAGGAGATAAAATGGAAAAACTAGATAAAATAACTGATGTAAAAGTTAGTGAGCAACAAGTTGAGATTGATCCTAGATCAAAAACAACTGCTGACAAAGCTTTCAACTATATTGGTACCGGTGGACCTGAAGAAGAAGTTCAAGGTCAAGGTGCAGTATTAGCAGAGAAGAAAAGAAAATCAAAAGCGTACTAATATGTGGTTCAGTGCTATTAAATTAGCCGTTCAAGCTGGCTCTCACATTTTTAAAAACCGTCAAAAGACAAAAATGTTGATGGCGGATGCACAAATGTTGCATGCTGAAAAAATGGCAAGAGGTGAAGCAGAATATCAAGGTAAATTATTAGAAGCAAGACAATCGGACTGGAAAGACGAATTCATTTTAATTTTACTTTCGGCCCCTATTGCATTATTATCATGGGCAGTATTTTCTGATGACCCAAGTGCAATGGAAAAAATGAAATTGTTCTTCGAATATTTTTCACAACTTCCATTTTGGTATCAGACAATTTTCGTGGGCGTCATAGCGAGCGTTTACGGACTTAAAGCAACTGACTTAATTAAGAGGAAATAAAATGAGTAATAGAAGATACAACACACAAACTAGAAAAGGTTTTTTATCAGGTGGACAAGCAAAACTAGATAAA